CAATCACGATTAGCCAGAAAGACACCGTACTCCAAGGGTCTGGCGGGGCGGGGGATCATAACGGCCTTACTGCTGCTGGAGCGACTGTTCTTACAGCTACGCACTCAGCCGGGCCAGTGGTGCGGATCACCTATGTAGGTTGTTCTGTTCGGGATATGTCTCTCTCGGCTGATGCCACGCGCAAGGCGGGGGCGACAGGGTCAAACTACGGGCTTCAGGTTCAGGGGCTGGATACAGGCAGCGGCAGTGGTGCACACACGTTTGTCGAAAATGTTCGTGTGACCAATCAACCTCATCACGGGATAATGTTAATTGCGCGGATGGAAGCCTCACTGTTTCAAAACGTCTGGGTCGACCAGTGCGATGGACACGGCTGGGTAATTGATGACGGCTCGATTACATCCATGACTAACGTGTATCGCATCGGACAGATCAACATGACCAATTGCAGCGCGTCTCGCTGCGGTGGGCATGGCATTAAAATGGGGGATGCCTCTGATGTTACGAATTGGCCGTATCGTATCATAATTAACAATTTTGAGTCGGTCTATAATAGACAAGACAGCGCGACGTATACTGATGACTACGACTGGGTATTGTTTGGTGAGAACATTTCTATAACCAACAGTGCGTGTAACGGAACAGTGTCGTCAGCGCCCACAGTAGGAGATCACGCGGGAATCCGGCTTGATGGAAAAAACATTGTCATTCATAACCATCGCTTTGTAAATTGCGGTGTCTCCGGGGCCGCATTTTGCGCCCAGATTCGCGACACAAACGCGGGGACAGCGTGGAATACCGAAGCGATCACAATCTCCAACTGTTATGTGAATAATCAAAACGAATCGGCGGGTTATTACAATCCGGCGTTTAGTGTCATTACCACATGTCAGAACGTCAAAATCAAAAACTGCCTTGATCCGGGCGGTGACATCACCGCGTTAGCCTCAAGTAATTCAGTCAATTATGATTTTGGTGAACTTGCGAACAAGCGGTTCCGAGGGAGGCATATGGATGCTGTCTATAGCTCCACACCGTTTGCAGTATCCCTCGCAGATGACAGGGCCGGGTATTTCGAGTTTGATTCTGCTTGCTATGGCGTGGTGGTCATTGGCGGCAATACAAACTCTGCCGGTCCTGTGATGTTGGCGTTTAGATGTGGAGACGCAAATAAATATATCATTGACCTAGCTCAGGCGTCCTCTGGTGGCCCGACGCTCGAATTGTTGACCACGGCGCTAACCAACGGTGGAGACACGGACGGTCGGTTGCAATTCTCAGCCGTAACATCAGCCAACAGAATCTACATAGGCAACAGGACGGGAGGAGCGAAAGCCTATCACGCAACATTCCTCTCCTTGAGCGCCGGAAGCTATTTGGGGTTCACCGCACTATGATCCTAGACGCCCTCAACCTCATGCCGTCCGACTGCACAGATCAGTACGTCCGCCCAACATTCTGGCGCGCGTTAATCTGTCGCAAACGCTCGAAGACGATCCGGGGAGCAGCTTTGTGATGAAAAAACTAGAACACTCTGTCATTGCCCTCGTCCTGCAAGCCATCATTGGCCTTGTTACCGGCGACTGGTGGATGGGTGCTGCTGCTGGCAGCCTCCTCTTCGTGGGCCGCGAACACGCTCAGGCTGAGTATCGCAATATTGAGCACAACTACGGCGGTCGTCGGGCAAACATGCCTTGGTGGGGCGGCATGGACCCTAGAGTGTGGAATATCAAAAGCCTGCTGGATTTCATTCTGCCTTCCATCGCATGTGTCGCCGTGGCGGTAGCTGTAAAATGATGCTCCGCGCTCTCGCCATCGCTGCGTGCCTGTTCGCAACGCCGCTTTCTGCACAGCAGCAGATCGTGTGCGTGCCAGACACGGCATCGGCTGACGAGGCAGCGCGCAATGCGGGCGAGGAATTGGCGTGGCGAGGCGAAACCAGCGGCGGCGTAGGTATGCGCTTCTACTTGGGGCGCGAAACATGGACGGTGTTTTTTGATCGGGGCGGACAATGGTGTACGACGCCCGGCATGGTAGGTAAAATCAAGCGAGACGGAGCCGCGTGATGACCAACGAAATGAAAAGCGGGATCGACGTTGTGGCGGTTGCTGGCGGGCTTGGCTCATGGCTCGCTATCCTGCCTGATGTGGCTGCGCTGCTGTCAATCATCTGGCTGGCGCTCCGCATCTGGGAAACCGACACAGTTAAACGATGGACCGGGCGCGACTAATGGACGGCGCAATCGACATGCGACTGATAATCACGGTGGTGGGTATCATCGTGTCTATGGCTGGGGCAGCGGCTGTCGGAAAAATGCAGATCAAATCCATGCTGGAGAAGCTCGATGATACGGAGCAACGGCTCCGCGTAATGGACCGGCGCACTGATGCCATTGAAACGGCATCGGAAAAACAAGAGCAGCGGATAAACATCCTCGCGCAAATGTCGTCGCCGGAGAACCTTCGGCGCGACCACATGCTGATTGCCAACATACTTGCGGACATCTCGCATCTGAAAACAGCGTCGGACAAAATGTCTAAAATCCACAACGGCGTACATCCGCCTGTGGCGAGCGAGAGGAAAGCAACATGATTGGTTTAATTGGTGCGGTGCTACCTGCCGTCACAGATATCATCGGTCGCTTTTTGCCTGAAGACCCTGAGAAACGAGCTGAGGCAGAACGCGAGATCGAGGCGCAACTGAGCGAGCATTTGGCGAAGATCGACATCGCGCAGCTTGATATCAACAAGACCGAGGCCGCGCATCGCTCCATTTTCGTTGCAGGGTGGAGACCGTTCATCGGTTGGTCATGCGGCGTTGCGCTGGCATGGAACTATATCGCGCAGCCTATTCTGGTTTTCACGCTGGCACAGACAGGCAACCTTGTTGATCTGCCCGCTCTCGATATGTCGCAAATGATGCCTGTCCTTATGGGTATGCTCGGGTTGGGCGGCTTGCGAACATTTGAAAAGTACAAATCGGTGAGTAAGTAATGTCTCGCCTAGCGATCGGCCTCAGCACTTACTCTGAGGTCAAGGTGAAGAAGCGCACCAGCATTGGCGCGTCCTCGCACAGCAAGCCAAAAAACAAACACAAGCGGCGCTCGTTCAAGCGGTATCGGGGGCAGGGCAAATGATGCAGCGCCTACGTGAGTTACTCACGCAGGACGAGGGCGTGAAATACGAAGTGTACCTAGACCACCTCGGCCTACCCTCAACCGGCATTGGCCATCTTATTCTTAAGGATGACGCGGAATACGGTTGGCCGGTCGGCGCACCTGTCAGCGAGGAGCGTGTCGCAGAACTGTTCGCGCAAGATGTGCAGGTCGCGATCAACGACGCACGCTGGCTGCACCCTGACCTCGACGACATGCCGGAGGATGCACAGATCACGATCATCTCGCTGGCGTTCCAACTTGGTATGCCGCGTTACGAGAAGTTCGTCAAGCATCACGCGGCGATTGAACTGCGTCGCTGGAAAAATGCGGCTGCGGAGCTGCGTGACAGCAAACTTTATCGGCAGACACCGCAGCGCACAGAGCGACACGCGCAGAGGCTAGAAAACATTGCCGGCACCACCGCTATCTAAAGAAGACGCCAAGAGGCGCATCGAGCTGGTCGAAGAAAAACTTCGCTTGGGGCACCCGCCTCGCGGCGTTTCAGCATCTAATGGCGCGCAGGGGGCTGTCGCAGCCGCAGGAGCGGAGTTCGGTAAAACGTCGGGGGCTTCTAGTAGCTGGTACAGCGTAGCCGCGCAGGTGTACAGAGAAGCCGACTGGTCGTTGTGGTCCGGGCCAGAGGGGCGCGCAGATTTTGAGGGGACAGCACCCGACGGCTATAGGGTAAAGGGCCGATCCACCTACTACGCAGCAGACGGCAGCATTAAGGGCGAGTGGGTTAAAACCACCATCGAGCAGGAACGGCAGGAGCAGATGTTGCGAGAAGCCGTGCAGGGTATGATCGATGCCATACCTAAAGCAAAGGCTCTTGCTGGCCCAGCGAATACAGCCGACAATCTGCTGGCGTGCTACAACGTATCGGACCACCACTTCGGTATGCTATCGTGGCGTGAAGAAACTAGTGATGATTACGACCTAGAGATAGCAGAGCAGCTTTTGGTCGGCGCGTTTGACCATTTAATCAAGGCGGCCCCGCCGTGCAAGCAAGCGCTTATCACACTGATGGGTGACCTGCTCCACTACGACAGCTTCGTGCCAGAGACACCGGCCAGCAGAAACACGCTCGATGCAGATGGTCGTTATCCCAAGATGGTTCGCGCAGCCGTCCGGTCTACCCGCTATCTCATCAAGGCTGCACTTGTTCGTCACAAAGCAGTGCACGTCATTGTCGAGCGCGGTAACCACGATCCGTCATCCAGCATATTTTTGATGGAGGCGCTGGAGAATGTTTACGAAAGTGAGCCGCGCGTCACCATCGATACCTCTCCGGCTAAGTTTCACTACTACCGCTTTGGGGCAAACCTGATCGGCATCCACCACGGGGACACAGTGAAGATGAAGGATCTTCCGCTGTTGATGGCACACGACCGAGCGGCCGATTGGGGCGAGACAGAACATCGGTTCTGGTGGACCGGCCACGTCCATCACGACGCGACTCAAGAATTCCCCGGAGTAAAGTGCGAGAGCTTCCGTGTGCTAGCTGCAAAAGATGCTTGGCACTCTGAGAAGGGCTACCGCTCTAAGCGCGACATGAAAGCTATTGTGCTGCACAGGGAGTACGGGGAAGTTGCTCGGCACACGTTCAACCCGGATATGATTAGCGTGTAAAAAAGAACCCGCCAACAGGCGGGTTAGTTCAGGGAGAAACCAAAAGAACTTAAACCTCGTAAACTGGTTTCGACTCTACAATAAGCAATATCTTCCCGCAAGCACCGCAAATAACCTCCTGCGTTTGATCGTATACGCGACCGCGTGTCGGCTCTCCGCAGAAATCACATTCAATGTATTCTGCGTAGAACCTGACAAACGGGTATTCGCCGTTAAAACGCTGGCCCACGAACGAGTAACCTTTCCTGCGGCACATGAGCGGCGTCTTCAAACCGTCTGCCTGCCAATTTCTTTTCCCACACATCTTCAACTGTTTTGCGTGGCCGGGCAAGTGCTTTTGCCTTGCGCTCTGCCGCCTCCTCCCTCAGACGCAGCTTCGCCTCAAAGCGCGCCCAATACTGATCGTGCCCTGCCTTATCAATCAGCTTCGTTTCGCGCTTACGATCCTTTTCGCGCTGCAACTCATACAACTCGTTAAAGCACTCCGGGTGGAACGCACTGCCCACCGCAATCAACTTCGGCGTTGTCGTCATGGGCTTCTTGCAGTGCTGACACATGAAAGTTTTGCCCATCATTCTTTCTCGTGTTCGGATAGGGCGGCGCGGGCTTTGTCCCCGAAGTCGGTTGAGGTCGCCCCCCACGGGCCGTCTGCGGGCCAATCGTAGTGTTTTGCGTAATACTCCAGTGCCTCTCGCAGCCTCACGTTCTCTGCCTCTGCTGCTTCGGCGTCGTCAGTGTCGAGCGGGACAAACTGCCCACACTCACCATAAACGTCGCCGCTGTGATGGTGCTGAGATTTTGAGTGTCCACACACTTTGCAGTTGTCAGTCATTTAACCACCTTCTTTCTCAGGGGTGATGGGGATAGCGGCGATGGCTTCCGTGCATTCAATCACCGCGTTCTGCGGGGATAGCGTCACATGCTTCTCGCTGATGATGTGTAGCGGCGGGCTTATGCCGCGAATGTGGATAGCTTCGTCCGTCATAGCGTGCGCCATCCAAAAGCCCACACCCATGTCCTGCACGAGCCGCCAGTGCCGACCGTTGTCGCTGTATACAATATCTCCGGCGTTCATGTTTCTAACTCCTTAATTGTCTTAATATTTGCCACAACGCTGCCGTCATTAAGCCGCACGTCATAATGCGGCTCGTCCTCAAATGTGCGACCAACAACACGGGCAATTTTTTCGCTGCCGTCAATGACAGCAATTACGCGCTGGTTCAATTCATACATCATGCGAAGGCCACCAGCGCCATAAGGGCTGTTCCAAATATGCCGATCCAGCAGGCGGCGACGGCGGTGAAGTAGAGGGTCTGTTTAATCATGGGTATCTCCGTTGTTGGGTGCCGGGGCCGAAGCCCCGGCGTTGTGGTTAGCGTTCGCGTATTGTGTGGAAGCAGAAGTCGCGCTTGCTTTCGGCGATCAGTCGCTTGGCTGTTGGTGTCGCGTTGAACAGCGCGCGCCCCTCTTTGACTGCTTCGACTTTGTTCTCGCACCAGATCGGCTCGTCACTGTCGGCGAACCCGTCGCGAGTGGCGACAACTTCCCATGTGTCTCCGGTGGCGCAGATTGCAATTTCGTTAATGTCGTTCATGTCTCTGTCTCCTGTTGGGCGGTCGGCCTATCCGGTTGCCCTGTCCCTATAATATGGGCCTTATTGCACTTCAGTGCAAGTGCTTTTCTGCATGTTTCTGATTTTATTTTTCGCGTCCTCGCAGCCATGCCCAACGATCACCGTGTCGCCAATACCCTCAAGGTACGCGATCCAATCCTTCTGAACCGGCGAAAGTTTGCCACCCTTCTCCCGTTTCATCTCAACCCAGCATCGCCATGCGGGGATATAAAGATCAGGCACTCCGGCGCTGACGCCTTCCGCTTTGAGCTTCGCACCTGTGGTGCGGCTTCGTTGCCCGCCGTTGGGGATGGCAAATATGCGAACGGTCGGGAACGTCTGGCGAAACCACTGCACAAACTCGCGCTGTTCTTCGTGTTCGGTTTTCATAGTAATTCCTCCTGCTTGGCTGGCTTCGGCGGCTCAATGAACATGTCCGGCTGATCGTATGCCTGTTGGATGCGTTTGCAGGCGATGTCGAAGTATCCGGGGTCAAGTTCAATGCCGATGAACTTGCGGCCCATCTTCGCGCAGGCGACTCCGGTTGTGCCGCTGCCCATGAAGGGGTCGAGAATCACGCCGTCGCTATTCGGCAAGTGACCTATGCACCACTCCATGACGCCGACCGGCTTTTGTGTGGGGTGTTCGCGAATATCGTCTCCCTTGCGAATCATCCCGTTCCATCGCCAATAAATTCGGCGCACCGCTTTTGGGAGATTGGTCCAAGCTAATTCGCAGTCCGCAAAGTCGCCACTGTTTTGCTTGTCCCATACAAGCCAGCACGGCGTAGGCGGCAAGCTGTAGTAGTTGCCCCCAAAAATAATTGCGTAACGCGATATTTTTAAACTTGACCCCACCGCCTCATCGGCGGTTCCGTCGTCCCACCGTTGCGGCTCGTAACTGACAATGCGGGTCTTTGTGCCCAGTCTGCTTTTGCCGGGCTTCTGGCGCGAGTTGTTGCCCGTTTCGCCAATCCCATATGGCGGATCAGTCACCACGGCATCGACCCTGCCAAGCGTCGGCATGATTTCGAGGCAATCCCCGCAATACAGCGTTGCGTCGCCTATCTGAACGGGTTCCATCATCACCATCTCCTATCCGTTACTCGGTAAAACTTGCCATCCTGCCGAAATTTAATCAATGCGGGCGGCGTGGCTTTGTTCAGATCAAATGCTACATCGTCCAGTTGGTTATCAAGCGTTACGCCGTGTACTCCCGCGTTGCTGGCAATCTTGACCAAAGACACCCGCGCCTTCTGTCCGGCATACCCGTCGTGCATCACCGTCAGGTACTCGTTCACTGGCTTGTCTGATAGTGCGCCATAATACGTCACCATCAGCATCTCCTTGCCACTGGCGCGGCTTATATGCCGACGCCACTGCCATTCGGTCACGTTCATCTCAGTCGTGTCCAAACCCATGATGTCGTCGTCGTGCAATTTTTGCTTGGTTGGTTTCGGCGCTGGAAATGGTTCGCCGCAAGCAACACATTCCTTTGCGGATATGTGATTAAGTTCAAAACAATTTTCACAGGCTTTGACCGGCGCTTCACCTTCGCCTTTGCCTGAAGGCTTTTTAGGATTAACCGCCGTAATGGGGCCGTGCGTCTGTACAACACCGGCAAAGTCCAGCACAAGACAGTGATCGGTGTGGTTCTTGGGTCGCATCCCGCGCCCTGCCATCTGCACATACAAGCCGGTGGATAGCGTTGGCCGCAGCATAGCAATCAGGTCGAGGTCGGGATGATCGAACCCGGTCGTCAAAACGTTTGCGTTTGTCAGCGCCTGAATATTGCCCGACTTAAAACCGGCAATGATCCGCTCACGTTCTGCTTTTAGCGTTTCGCCTGTAATCGTTGCAGCGACAATGCCGCGAGCATTCAAAATATCCGCCACGTTATAGGCGTGTTTTACACCGGCACAAAAGAACAGCCATGATTTGCGATCACCGGCCAGACTGATAACCTCGTCCACGACAGACACATTGTGATCGTCTGTATCCACGGCGGCTTGCAGTTCGCTTTCAATATATTCTCCGCCGCGCTTGTGTACGCCATCAACAGATAGCTTGTGATTTGTCAGCTTGGACCGCAGCGGTGCGAGGAAGCCTTTGTAAATCAGTTCTTCAATGCTGACCGGCGCGATGATGTCGGAGAACAGCGCCGGTTCGTCGGTGATGTAGCCGTGGCCCATCCTGTACGGTGTGGCTGTTAGGCCGATCACCCGCAGCGCCGGGTTGATTGATGTCAGGTCGTCAATCAGCTTGCGATAGCCGCCTTCCTGCTTGTGCGAAACGAGGTGACATTCATCGATTAAAATTAAATCAACGTGGCCGATCTGGTCGGCCTTGTTTCGCACCGACTGAATACCGGCGAACGTGATCGGTTCGCCAATATCCCGCCGCCGCATACCCGCCGAATAGATGCCCAGCGGGGCGTTCGGCCAGTGGTCGCGCATCTTCTCGGCGTTCTGCTCGATCAGCTCCTTGACGTGCGTCAGCATTAGAATGCGGGTTTCCGGCCATGTCTGAATTGCCTCTTTGCAGAGCGCCGCCACGATGTGGCTTTTCCCCGATCCGGTCGGCAACTCAATGCAAGGGTGGCCCTTGCGGCCATCCGAGAACCATTTGTATAGCTGGTCGATTGTGCGCTGCTGATAATCACGAAGCATCAGAAAGGCACCTCGTCGTCTACAATTCTGGAACCCGGAAACATCGCCCGCGCTTGCCCGACCAATTCGTTCGCGCAAGCTTCGCCCCCGGCGATTAGTTCCTTGCTCGAATAAACGTAGGCATCGCCCTCGCCGTTGCGAATGTCTTTGTTGGCGATCTCATAAACCGCCTCGTGAGGGTCGTTGCCGTCCTTCTGGGGCCACGGCACCAAATCAGGGTGCAGAACATGGCTGTCGCAGCCGGTTTTCTGGAAGTCGCCGGGAATGTTTTTGCTTTCCCATCTAGCGCACGACCATGTGCCATCATCCTCTGGTGTGGCGTGAGCGCATGTCCGGCAATTAACGTGCTGGGTTAGTTGCTCCTTATGGCAGAAGCTATGCGCCGGGCAGAACTTGCACTGATACCAGCTTGCATCTGTTGATATCGGTGCAGGAATGCGTTCGGTCGTGGCAATGCGTCGTCCGCGATCTAGTAAGTTCTTAGCGGCTTCTGCATCATATTTCACTCGCTCGGTATAAAGGCGGTCATCGTTTTTGCATACGGCAACGTACAGCGCACGTTCGATCTTGGTGCCAAGCATATAGACCTGCATCTGCGCCCAGTGCATTGGTTTGGATGCTTGCACACCCTTCTTTTCCAAATCTTCAAAAGACTTTTTGGCGTGGGTTTTGTACTCCGCAATATGGCGGGTTTTCTCAGCACCGGGAACGCCGGACTCAATGATGCCGTCAACTGATCCGCCAACGTGCGATCCAAATTTAATAAAACGCTGCTGATCGCCTGTGCTGTTGATATCAATGCCGATGGCTTTGAGATCGTCCGTGATAATGTCCTCCTCATTGTTACCACGCCGAAACAAGCGGCGAATACGACCGGGAAACTTTTCACGTACTGCCCAGCGAAACGACAACCAGAGCCAGCGGTCGCACGGATGGCCCAGCATAGAGCCGCCCAAGTGCAGACGCGGTTCGTCCGGCTGGCTGGCGTGGTGTTCGTCAATCAGATTGGCAATGCTGTGAATAGGTGGGGGTATTGCTGTCATGTAAAAGTGGCCGAGGGTTATTAGCCCCCGGCCTTCCTTGCTATTTAGCTGCCCAAGGCGGGGCGGCGGATGGTGCTGCCGGTGCAGCCGCAGCGGGTGCGGCGGCTATTGGCGGTGCGGAGCCGTCAACGGCCTTAAAGCCCTTGACTTCGTTGCCCGGACCATAGGTCGGGTCGTTTTTGACCGTGACCTTGATTGACAAATTGCCGCCAAGTAGCTGGTCAGTGTCTTCCAGCTTTGCAATTCCAGTTGCCCGCATGATGTCACCAAGCTGCGCCCGACCGATTTCCTCCGCTTTCGGGTTTGGGTTGCGGGTGTTTAGGTTTGTAAACACCACACGCCCCTGATGCTCCGGGCCGGTGATGTCAAACCGCACCGCGATGTAGTTACCCGTTCCGGCCTTAGTGGTTTTTAGTTCGGCCCCCGCAATCGCTGCGGTGTACCATCCGGCTGGAACCGGGTCGTAACTGCGTTGTTCCGTAACCGGCATTTCGGCAATGTCAAAAGTTTGGTTAAGAAAAGCCATTAGATTATTCCTTTGTAATGGTGATTGAAGCCCGTCCGGGCTGGGTGGTAATGCCGTCAAGTAGCGGCCCGGTGATCGCTTTGTCTGCGCTTTTCCACGCTGACATATTGATCTCCGGCTTCCAACGGAACAGGCTCTGCAAATGATCTGTCAGCCCTTCTTCCGCTGCAATTTCTTGGATGCGTTCGCCATTGACTTTGCGGGTCATGCGTCCAGTGATTTTGATTTTATATCCTTTATCAGTTTCTACGTTTTCCGTGCCCTCCATGTTTTCGGCAACGCCGATCAAAGAAAGCAATTTGTCTTCTAGTTCGCGCCGACGTTCGGTAGCGACCTTTTCGGCTTGCTTCGCGTCAAGCCAGTTTTGGCTGAGATTTTCGAGGTCCATTATTTTGCACCAAGTTTGGAAATAATCGCGCCAAGGTCTGCGCTCTCCCACTGATCCAGCTTGCCGCTGCGATCCTTGGCTTGCCATAGCCCGTCGCTGTCGCACATCAGGCCGCGCTGCGACACGCCTTCGGCATCTTTCTCGACCCGCAAGGCCAGCATCAGATCAAAAAAGTACGGCAGCGATTGGCCGGTCTTGTTACCCGGCATTGATGGGCTATAAAGCATCCGGCCCATTTCATCCTGTGACTTTTCCAGCTTGGCCGTCATCAGGACGTGCTTTGGCAAATCGCGGAATGACCGGATGGCCTCCGCCATCGTGGTCTGCATTTCGCCATAAGCCTGTCGCGGGTCTTTAGCTTTGGCCTTTTCATGTCCGAGGCAAACTTCAGCAATCTCGCTAATGCTATCCAGCGCCACGCTGTCGTATGCTCTGGCCTCGTCGGAACCAGCCAGCCATGTATATGCCTCGCGCAGTTCGTCCATGCTGTTGACTGCAATAAACGGGATGTCTGACCCGGCGATAGAAAGCAGCCCGCCTTCCGCCGACAATATCACCGGCTTCGGCATGGTCGGGATCAGCGAGGTTTTACCTGCGCCCGCTTGGCCGTAGACCAGCACCTTAATGCTGCTGGCCGATACGGTGTTGGTGTTTTGTAGATTGATAGCCATTTTTTATCTCCTGACGGTTTAATTATAGTAACGGTCGTCCTCGACCAGCGTTTGGGCGCAAACCAGATAATCCTGAATCAGGCCGTCCAGATCGTCGTTGTCGAAAGTCTCAACAACGTAATCGCCAAATGATTTAAGTTCTGCCGCCGCTGCGGTATGGTTGAGGCGGCTTGCCATCGCGCTGATGGTAGCGCCTATGCCGGGAAGCACCGCTGCGCGGGTCCATCGCCCTGCCGGTACGTCGTCGCGAACCGTGCGGGCGATTGACAGGGCGGCTTCGACGATGCCTTGGTCGTCGTACATTGCATCAAGGTCGTTCATGTCTTTTTCTCCTGCTTAATCGCGGTTGGGTTATCCGGTTGCGATTTTGTATTTACATATAAACACAGATTGCATTAGGGTGCAAACAGTTAATTTCACACAGGAGCAAAAAAAATGACAACGGACGACGCTATTGCCTATTTTGGCGACCGCAAGAAAATGGCCGAGGCGCTCGGCATTGGGCTGCACGGCACCTATCGATGGGGCGACCATCCGCCTAAACTGCGGCAGTTTCAGATTGAACGCTTGAGCGATGGGAAGTTGAAGGCATCATGAATATATTTTATTTAGACGAATGCCCTGTTAAATCCGCACAGGCGCAGTGCGACAAGCACGTTGTCAAAATGATTCTTGAAACAGCGCAGCTACTTAGCACCGCGCATCGTTTGCTAGATGGCGACGAATACGCAGATGAGGCTGGTTTATATAAGGCCACACATAAAAATCATCCAAGTGCTGTGTGGGTTCGGGAATGCGTTGCAAATTATCATTGGACGCACTTGCACCTGACTGCGCTTTGTGCGGAATACACTCGGCGCTACAACAAAACGCATAAAACCCAGCGTTTGCTTGCACCGCTGGCTGCTGCGCCGAGCGCCATATCGCCCAACGAGGCGTTGACCGATGTGCCGCAGTGTATGCCAGATGATTACAAATGCAGCGATAGCGTGGCTGCATATCGCAGCTACTATCAGCAAGATAAGCTATCCCAACCTTGGGCAAAATATGCCTATACGGAGGCACCCGCATGGGCGATGTAATGGAAACCCTCGACCAGCGCGAGCAACAATATGGTGATTACCGCGACGTTGCCAAAATTTCGCAGCTTATAAAAATGGCGTTGAGAGATGTTTGTGATACTGGCAGCTTGTCATATGCCCAGCGCGAGAGCCTTGACATGATGGCGTCAAAAATGGCGCGGATTGTTTCCGGCGACCCCGACAATATTGACCACTGGCTTGATATTGAGGGCTACGCTAGGTTGGTGAGAAATATATTGGAACGAGCAAATGGCTGACATAAAAGACATATTCGGCGGGCCGTTTGTCCCGTCTAACAAACAAGTTGATCCACCTGAGTTGCAACTAGCTGACGCCATGCGATCCGCAGGGATTGAGCCGCCGCGTGATATCAAGATAGACGGCCAGCTTCACCGCTTTAGCACCAAGGGCCGCAAACGCGACGATTCCGGCTGGTATATTGCTTTTCCAGATGAGCCGGTAGCTGGGCGTTTTGGCTGCTGGCGCGATCAGATCGATGCGGTATTTAAGGCAGAAATAGGCCGCGATCTGTCACCCGCTGAAAATATGGCAATTTTACGGCGGCAGTCGGAGGCCAAAGCCGAACGCGATCTTGCACGGCAGCGCAAAGCGGAAGTTGCCGCCAGCACCGTTGAAACAATCTGGACTGAGGCCATCGCCGCAAGCCCAGATCATCCATACCTCAAGCGCAAGGGTATCGCCCCACACGGCGCACGATTGACCGGCGACGGTCGGCTGATTGTGCCGCTGTACGCCGCAGACGGCGATCTGGCGTCCTTGCAATATATCTCCGACGATGAAAAGCGTTACCATCCCGGCGGCACAACCAAGTCCTGCTCATGGACGCTGGGCGAGGTAACGCCGGGGCCGATATTTGTAGCCGAGGGCTACGCTACTGC